GTCCTGTTCCGGCGCTCTTTAGGACATGTCCAACTGTGGCGCTGGTAGCAACAAAAGCGGGCTCAGTATCTGCCCCGTAAGTAATCAAGTTACCAGCGGTACCAATGGCTAGTTCAGTTAAACCAACTGAGTTGGCTGTTGGAGGACGAGCGTCTCCGCTTTGGTCTATATTTGTAGACAAAGCGGTATTCATAGCCGACAAGCTTATCCAGTTGGGCTGAGCACCAGCTGTAATACCGTCTAGCTTTGTCTTAGACGGACCAGACATGAAACCAGCAGTTTCAGGCCCAGGAGATACTCCTATTGCTAATGGATGCCCAGCAGCGTTAGTGGAATGTGTAGTTATGAGTCCAGCAGCTACACCAGTGGCTTCTTTGCCAGAGTTTAGAGTGTTTAATGCGTCAGCTACAAAACCTGTTCCACCGTCTACTGTACTGTCATTCGATACTAAACTAGCAGCATAGTCTCCAGCTGCGGCAAGTACGGTGCCAGTTCTTGAGAACACAGTGGCTACAGGAGCTGCACCAGCACCAATAGTAATGTCGATGATGTCACCACCACCATCAGTTACTGTAACTCCTCCTCCAGTAAAGTTAAGAGTACTACCAGACTTTACAGGGGGGTCTCCATCTTGCGAAACAGCAATAACTGCAGAAGAATTAGGAGCAGCGAATACTCCAATATCATTTACATCAGCAACTACTGGGTTACCAAAGAAAGTAGACTTACCAGTAAACGTTACTGCAAGAGAAATATATACTGTATTATCAGTAACAGAAGAAATGTCATAAACACTAGCTTCAAGACCGTTGCGAATAAGTAAGTGAGCGCCACCAGTGAGGGCTAAGAACAGACCGGACGCATCTAAACCGTTAAGAGCAATGTTGGAAATATCAATGCGGGTAACACTTCCATCAGTACCATTGTTCTTTGTCCATTTACCAAATGTAGGGTCAGTTGAAGGTATTACAACACCGTTGTACTCAAACTTACCAACACCAGTAAACACATCAGTAGCAGACCCAGACGGAGCTGCCCAAGTAGCAGTATTAGACTGTGCAGTCAATACCCAGGTATCTGTTATTCCAGTCGCAACTACGTCTGCTGGGTCGTGAGTATGCGTATCATACTCTAACTTAAAAGCAGACACATCAACGCTGTCCACAGTAGCCGTGCCGACCATGACGATGTTTCCAGCATCATCGATCGTGGGCTGAGTGGTACCACCCTGGACCTGGTTCCCGTTGGTGTCGTAACGAACAATCTGGTTGTCTACAACAGTGCCACTCGTGAAAGCCACGACAGGCGCAGTGATCGTAGCTACCCCTCCAGCAATGCTGACGTTGAGGTTAGTGGAGAAGTTGAGCGTGTCCGCCGTGCCTTCTGGAGTTCCATCTTCTTGGATAGAAACAATCCCGCCGCCTCCGCCAGTAACATCTATAGTTACTGCGTCTCCTACTACACTAACAGTGGCGTTTCCTGTTACATCTATAGAAGCTACATTTGAAGTCTCTAAAACACCGTGGTCAAGAACAGAAATTGGTTGACCACCTGCAGCTGCCGCTGTAATATCCTTCCAAATGGAAGGGTCATTTACACCATAGTTAGGACTACCAGAGTCTCTTTCTACTAAACAAAGGTATACTTTACCATTGTCCTGTTGGTAACATGCAGTACCAAAGTTGATTGCGGGAGAGGGAACAGTTAAATCTAAAGCTAAACGAGCTGCTTGGTTGGCTACATCAAACTGTACTGTAGTATGTATATCACCAGCTATCAGTTCTCTATGGTGTTTTGAATTTGCCATTCAAATCTCTCCTAAATAACAGGGGTCAAGGGACTATGTATGGGTCAACTGCATAAATTAGGTCACCATTAATAGAGGTAATGCAGTTTTCCTCAGAAGTGAGCAATAACGGAGCTATTCTCAAGGCTCCATCTTCGTCAGCGTAAATAGGCCAGTTCCCCACAATAGGACAAACGTTAGCGGCTGTTGTTACAACATCAAAGTTTCCAGTAAAAGGATTGAAAACAAACTTAGAAGCCATTATGTTCTAGTCACCGTCTCTAAGTTAGAGTTAACATCATAAGTAAGAGCTAAAACCGCCACAACAGTTCCAGCAGGTCCACCTAGCTTATAGGTAGCGGAGGTCACTAAGTCAGCAGCATATCCAAGTTCAATATAATCATATTGCTCTGGAACCAAAACATTTTGTTCAGCTACACTCCAAGGAGTAGAACCAATCCCCTGTTCAGTTGTAACTGAATCTGTAGTAGAGTTTAAAGTTCTTCCTATTAAGATCTTGGCCAAGTTAAAATACCTTTATAAACTTGGTGGTAAAGCGTTAAGGGCCGCTTGGTAAGCTCTAAGACCCTGATATCGTTTCTTCCCACGTAAATAAGTAGCAGCTACGTAAAGTATATTGTCTTCAAATACTACTAGTTCTGTAAGTCCAGACTCATTCTCTCTACTTAGGTCACGAGCTTTTGTTCTAGCGTGGTCGTACCTAAAGGGGCCATCTAACTCGTACTCTCCAACTGGTTCTTCGAAGAAATACTTTCTAACCCACCACTCCCTAAGAGAGTCAACCAATAAAGGACCTAAAGGAATGGTGACTTTAGAATCTTCTTGTTCTACTCGGACAACCCACCCTAATACACTAATCCCTATATTTTCATCTAAAAGACCCTCAGTAGCCACAGACAAAGAGTCAGCTAGAACATAGTTAGTGGAATCCATATATTCCCAGAAACACCTATTATACCATATTTATGAATTAGTATACCATGTATGTAATTACCACACAAGCAATACTATAGCATTTTAAATACACCAGATCTATACGACGTTTTAGGGAGCCATTCTATTTGTTGCTCTAGCTTTTCCAGAGAAGGATAGCCATCACAATAAGTATTACTTACTAATAAAGTAGGCAAAAGTAAGTCCCCATTAACAAACTTCCAAACGTTCTGAACTAAGTATACATAGCTAGCTCTCTCAGGAGAGCCTACATTGAACACACCTTTAGCCTTTCTTTCTAAAAGCTTATCAATAGCCTTTAGAAAATCATCTTGATGGATAAAGGAAGTGGTGAAGTGGGGATAAACAGTAGGAGAATATAAAATGTTCTCCTTTCTGCGTGAAGCACCGATAGTATTATACACTATACCCCACGTTATGTCCGGGCCATATACGTTAAAGGGGCGAATGGCAAGACAACTATCCAAACAGAATAGATGCTCAGCTGCTATAGCATAAACTGCAGCACTTCTAGTGGCAACCTCTGTAAATCTGTCGTCTATACAACTTATGCTCTCATTCAGAACAGCTTTATCCTGATAGCCGCAATATACCTTAGAAGACGACAAAAGTAATACAGGCTTGTAGCCTACCTGCATCTTTTGTAACTCTAGCTGCGCTAAAGGAGGATGCCGCTCTTTCTCTATCTCTGCACCAATTAGACAAAAGTCATACTGGTCGTCCCAGGGTACTAGAGCAAACCCTTTATGTATAAAGTGATTTCTTACAAGACCCAGTAAGGGGTGCGTCCCAGACACAGAGAATCTAGTGCGACCTTTCACACTCATTTCTCGATCTGGTTCTCCTGGCACTTACATATAAGTAGAATCTTACCACAAGCAGGGCATTTAGGTATCTGAGCCTCTAGCTCTTTCTTAGTTTTCGTGCCCATAGCTCGGTGGGTTCCTTCAACAAATCCTTAAATAGCCTAACATAGACAAAGCCCTCTTGTCTGTCCAAGACTCGTATTCTAGCAGATTTTGTGAACTCTGCCTGGTAAGGGGTATGCTTCTCCTCTTCTTTAGTCATCATAAAGAAGTCCTGACGGTTCTTTTTAAAGACTAAAAGGGTAAATCTACCCTCTGAAGTCTCCCTTTTAGCTTGCTCCCACCAGCTCCATATACTCGTTTTGGGGGCTGTTAGAATCTGGTCTAAGGACCAGCCTTCCCACCATTTAACCTCAACAGCAAAAGGAAAGGTCTTATCTGGGGTTACAATGTCCCCCTCTGAGTTCCATTCCTGCCTAAACTTCTTGGTCTTGAACCCCCCTGAGCTGGGCGTCTTGGCAAAGTCAGAGCCCCACCACTTCTCCAATAGTTTAAGAGCTTTACGCTCCCCCCTAGCCCCTTTATCCCGAGAATCTACCATATCACCCTCTACATCTGCAACAAAAGCAAACCTATCTCACTTTCTCTATCTTGTACAGACAAAGTGCTAAGGTTCTCTAAAAGTACATAAGCCTGTCTGGTATATCCACTTTTATTGTATCTCTCCCAGATACGGTATACCCACTCACTGACCCAATACTGTTCTAGAATAGAACAGTCAATGTCGGTGTGCATAAGTTTTGTAGGTGCCAGCTCAAGAGCGCATAACGTCTCTAGGTTCCTTCTTTTAAGAGCTAAGGCCACGTTCTTAACTATTGGGTGCTTTCCTATAGCCCGTCTTTTACTATATTCCTTAGTAACAGCTTCCTTCATAGGTTTAGCTATTGTTGCCAACCTGCACTTTTCACTTCCCATATGCATTCTAAGACCAGAAGGGGTAAAGTATCCAGCACAGGCATGGCATACAACAGTATCTATCTTACTATTAGCTTGGATCATCTTCCTCTGCTTCTTCGTCATCTTGGGTTGTATTACTACCCAAGGAGGCTGCTGTCCCCAAGCTGGCTGCTGAGGGGGTAAATACTGTTTTATATGCACCATACTTTTCTAGCCATCCTCTATTAATTCTCTTGTATATAGTAAAGCCAGAAACTGGAGCCTCTTCAGCCCATTGAGAAACAGTCTTAGAAACTCCACCTATTTCAAGGTATATATTATCACTATTATGAACTACAGTACAGTCTTCTAATAAAAACCTATTATCTTCACCAACAGTAATACCATAAAACTTATCAATTCCTACACTAGTAATATTAATAGGAGAACGTAGACTTCTGTATTTTGAATAGGTCCTAGGCTTCTTGTGAGGTACCAAACATGGAGGAGCGCCAGCAACACTAACTCTGCTTATCAATAACTGATAATATTGCCCTTTATTACGAGAGCGAGGAGGGGAAGAAGCAAACCCCAAAGACCTAGCTAACAAATACACCTTATGTATCCACTCTTTATGTTTCCAATTCAGAATATAGTGGTGGTGATCATCAGACCAATATCCATCACTATCCATTATCCCTGCTAAGAACTTTAATCTATTCTCAGTAGAGTTAAACATATAAGAATCCCAGGATTTAACGGACTCTCTGAGAGGAGCTAACAAAGGATTAGTCCTGCCTGAGGTTTTCACTAATCCCCATTCGTTACATTTTCCAAGTTTCTCATACTTACTTAACTTAAGATTGTTAGAAACAGCAAAACTAGATAAAAACTCCACTATTTCTTGATCCATTGTTATAATACGAAAACATGTAGTAGCCTTTCTACCATCCCCAAGCCATAACCCAAACAAATAAGGGTCTAAAGGAGTATAGCGCTCAGGATAATGTACTTCTACAGAAAACTGTTGATGATCATACTTAAAAGATTTAAACCTATTCAAATAATCATCAACAGAACATTCAATTTCTGTTTCAGAATGACGATTTCTTAATACAAGAACATGAGAACCATTAGCAACATAAGGCATTCCTCGCTTCTGTTCTATACTATAAAGTTCTCCATAGCCTGTAGTAACTTCTTGCACTGTTCTGGGCAATGAGTCTGGTCCCATTAACTTATCCCCTACTACTATGTCTTTAACAAGCTTTACTCCACCTGAATGTAGCAACAGAGGCGTTTCGGGATGAAAGCATTTGTTTAAAACCTGATCTTGTCTTGAAGCCCATTTTACGTTCCCAGGAAAGTAGCCCTTATTATAGTCAATTCTTTCAATTGTATCGGTAGGATTGGGACGAGGACCTACCATCATATAAAAGGACTCAAAACTAGTTCTCCATAGAGGATAAACCTCTATGCCTCTAGCACCATAGTTCTTGTAGTCTTTATTCTTTGGATTATAGCAACGCTGATTTAGGTGAACCCACGTATTATATTCCAAAGAGTTAGACATACCGTGAGTTTCTCTGCGCAGCTTAGTAGCACAGCTTTTACAAGTAGTTGTACGACCATTTAATAGGTCATAGCCTTTAACATACTTAGCTGTCTTTCCACAAGACAAACATACACAGTAATACTTTTTACCCCGTGTGGGGCCTTCCTGTACTAACCAAGAACCATACTTGTTCCCAATTTTAACTTCAGTCTCCAAAGTCTAACAACTCTAAGTCGGAATCCTCATCATCTATATCTAACTCTATATCTGGGACAATACTTCTTAAGTATTTAAAAGCTGTCTGAACGTCAGACAAAGCTTCGCTAATTGCGTCGTCCTCTATCTCAGAGGAGTCTACCTCTAGCAATACATACAGCCAGCCTTCCCATTCTACTATTTGACAAAACTCTTCATTATTCATTTCTTATTTACATCTCCCTTGAGGGCGGCAATATCAGCAGCTGTAGGTAAAACTACCGAGGGTGAGTGGTCCTTAGAGTGCTCCACAACTAAATCCTTAAGAACCTGAGCGGCTAACTCTGGAGGACGCTCAATTAAACGTATATCGTAACTCTTATTCTGTTTATCAAGGTGTACTTGAACTTCATAGTTAACTTTAAAGAATCTATTAAATCTATCAGACTCAGTTAGTTGTCTCATAATTTCAGATAGGTACACCCTATGAGACGCCTCAAGCTGCTCATCTGATAGTCCCTCTTCATCCTCTAATGTCTCTTTTTCCATTACTTATTCCCCTTAAACGCAGCAGCTACAATGTCTACTGAACTAAACAAATCTTTAATAGTTTTATCATTTTTAAGTATACAATCAAACATATTATCAGCAAACTCAGCCTGTTCGACCTCAGAGGCATGTTTCATAATGCCTAAACTATTAGCTTTCTTATCAGCGGACTCTCTTGTTACACGTATTACTTTGCCACCAACTTTACGAATATGTTCTATTTCATTAGCAAAACGCACGTCAGAAACCACAATACCATTAGGCAACTGAGCTTCTTTGCCCGCCGTAAGACCTACTTCTCTACTATATTGGTATCCATCTAAAATATGCTGAGCGGTATCTATAAACTTACTTATCCATATATCTTTATTGATAACATTTCTACCCCACTCAGTTCCCAAATGTTGTAGACAGATTCTTGGGCTAAGTTGTGGATAATGATGTCCCAATGAAGCAAACCAAAAGTATAGCTTTTTAAGAGCTTCTTCTCTATCTTCAAGTGGAACTAACTCTTCTATCCATTTAGGACCATATGAGGAGAGACGCACAGCGGCGTCTCCCCATCCCATATCACACACCCTTTTAACTGACCCTAGCTGACAGCCTGGCTCGAATAACACACCAGAAGAACGAATATTACATTCGTTAAATAATGGGTCAAAGGTATTCTTGGCAGGTCCCCATAGTTGTATTACATCAAAGCCAAATACATTTAAGCCAAAACGCTTAATAGGGTCAGCTAGGGCTATTTGAAGGTACCCATACTTTTCTGCTAAACGACCAGCTACTTCATCCTTACCCGCCCCGGCATGTCCAGTAATACCAACTATATGCATTAATCTTCCTCAACAATCAATGAAGTACTGTCTATAATAAAGGCAAGAGCCTTTGAAACAGCCTCAACAGGGGGCGTATCTTCCTTTGTGCCTTCTGGATAAACAATCCTAAAGATCAAATGCCCGTCTTCCTTATCTGTGCTTACTAGCAACGCAGCCGAGGACTTTGGTATAAGTCTTGGCTCTCTAATAGGCTTTTCATTATCTATGAGTTCTTGCTTACGTTGCATACACTCAAATACAGGATTGTAGGACATTATTTACAACCTTCCAATAGGCTATATATAATAAGAGTAGCTAGAATAACAAAAGAAGAATATAAAATAACACCCAAGACACTATAGTTAGAAATTAAAGACTCTAGCTTACTGTGGACAGAAGAGAGCTTGTGTACTATCTCTAGTTCTAGGTCACGTATTTGTTCAATATTAGAACTAAACTCAGTTACGACCTCATTATAGCTGTCTACTTTAGACAAAAGCCTATAAACCTCTTTTTCTAGGTCCTTAATACGCTTTGTTTCTGTAGCTTTAGACATCTTAAACCAATCCATATCTTATGGCTTCATCTAAAAGTACTCTATAATATTCACTAGAGAATAGGTTTTTAGCGATACAAGTTAAGTCTAATCTCTCCTCTGAAAGATATGACGCTCGGTCTAGTTGCGTCTTAATTAACAAAGCGTCGGAAGTTAGATGCTTCTGAGAGGTTAGAGCCAGCATACCTGCAGCAGCTTGTGAAGCCAACTGCTCGATATCTCCATTACTTTTAGAAAGGAGAAGGTCAGCAACGGTAGTTAGACACTTATTAATCTCATTATCATGTCTAGTAATACGTAAATGTAATGACTTTTGAATAGCGTCACCAATTATTATAAACTCTTTTGTGGTCTCTTTAACTGTTTTAGTAGCCATTAGTTTTCCTCAATTACACTGTATCCATCTTTTTTGACAATAGTCAACTTGTTTTGGAACAACTGAGTAAGATAATCCTGGTGCGTAATAACATACACAGTATTATATTTCTCTCTTTGTTGGTTAAGTAAGGCTACTATAGCCTCTATACCAGACTCGTCGATAGACTCAAAAGGCTCATCAAGAAAGCGAAAGGATATAGTCTTGTCAGCCCTAAGAGCTGCAAGCTCACCTAAAGCTAAAGCAATAACTAAGTTAGCTCTAGCTCTCTCCCCTGCTGAGTTGGAGGCATATGAACTGCCACCATGTTTCTGAGAAACTTGTATATTAAACTTTTCCTTAGCCTTACCACTTTTAAGAACATCCTTTGTATGGAAAGTAATACTCATCTCTCCGTCCGTAATAAGGTCTGCATATTGCTTTGCATATTGATTTAAGATAGGAGTAATATGCTCAAGCATAAAACTCCTAATGCCCGAGGGTGAAAAACTATCTACCCAAAAAGATAATATATCAACATTAGATTTATATTCATCTATCTCTTTATTTAGCTTTTCTTGTACGTGTACCTTACTGAGTAATACTTGTCTCTCAGAGTTTAGTAAACTAGAATAAGGATTTATATTAGATTCGAGTTCAATCTTGTTATTATTCAATAGTTTCTGCCGCTCCGCAAGGTTCAATAGCTCAATCCTTGATCTATCTTCCTTATTGAGGAACAGTTCTATATATTCTAGGTCTTTCTCTAATGTTTCTAATAAAACAGAACTTTCGTTTATAAGAGATAAGTAATACTTTTCTTCTTCTAACTTTAACTTCTTTGTTGTAGTAATACTATCTTTTATAATACTTATTTGTCCTTCAAGTCCTACTTGTTCTTCCAGTACGGCCTCCTCCAAAGTTGCTTTGTGGGGGGCATCAACGGACTGGGAGCAAGAAGGGCATACACCAGTTAGCGCTCTTATCTTCATAAGATTAGAAGAAGAAGTCTTTAAAGCAGCTTGTTCCACTGTTACCTTCTTCTCCAAATAAAGAAGCTCAGCGTCATGATGCTTTGTAGTATTATTAAGTCTAATCTTAATATTACTAATATTGATATTTACCTCTTCAATATCAGTTTGTTTATTAATCTTCTTGAGAAGGTATTCATCCAACGAGTCAATAATACTTTGCTGATAAAACTTCTTACGTTCTATAGTTTCCAACTGCTCATTTAGCTCTTGTAGCTTTTGGTCTCTCTTAGATGAAAACTCTAACTCTTTATCTTCCAGGTCGATAATACGAGTTTCAACTTCTTCTATAGCAAGCTCTAAGTCTTTACGCTCCGTACTCTTCACCGTAACAGAGTTAGAAGCTTCTCTATGCCTCCTTCTAGCCTCCTCTGAGGCCCTTCCTAAGGTCTCCGTACGAAGAAGCTTCTCCAACAGGCCCTTCACCTGAGCGTCTGTCATAGACGCTACGTTGACTCCCGCTCCCGGCATCATTGCACAGAACGTTGTAAAGTCTAACCCTACAAGCTCTTCAATCATACTTTGGGTGTCCGCTATAGAAGCCCCAGAAACATCTTCTCCGTCACATAGTAATATCAAATCATTGGGTTTATAGTTCTTATCTAAACGGTTGCCCCTTAGCCTACATACAGTGTATGTATGCCCAAGGTCAACTAGGCTTACTTCAACCCTACAGTTAGTTCCTACTTTACTATGTATGATTTCTTCTGTTGCAAACCCGCGCACTGTCTCCCCCCATAGAGCCCAAGAAAAGGCATCTAGTGGTAGACTTTTCCCAGCCCCATTTGAGTCAGCTTTGGGAGCGTCTTCGTTCCTGCCTACAATGAGAGTAAGACCTTGGTCCGATAGGGGAAGGTCCATTTCCCCTATGGAACCAAAGTTCTTAATAAAGAGCTTAGTGAAAATCATCTATTGGGGCCTCCTCTTCCTCTGTTCCCTCTTCTTCCGCCTCTCCTCCCGTCTCAGAAGTCTCCTCAGAAACATCCTCTGACGCATCCCCTGTTTCAGCAACTGGTTCAGTAAACGTTGAATCATCACTTACCTGCTCCTCTGGCTTAGCAATAGCAGACAAACAAGACGTAAGCACCATACGATAATCTCCAGGAAGAAGATGTGCTCCAGATGCTTGCTCCTTGAGAGCAGATAGAATAAGAGTGTATATTACGTCAGAAACATGCACTGACTTAATATTCTCCTTTTCCTCTACGCTGAAAGAAACGTCAGCATTAAAAGCAATGTGCCCACTATTGTTAACAATCAAACTAATACCATTTATTCTATCTGTACTCATATTCCTACTTCTTTCAATATGTCCTGTCCAATGTTAAGGACTTCTTCTTTAGTTAAGTGTTCAGGTAGTTTTTGATCTACCCATTGGTTTAAAACGGCTGAAGGACTTAACTGTGAGATATCTAAAGAAAACTCAGTTTCAGCATCAGTATCTTCAACCACAATCTCTAAGTTCTGTACTCCCATTTTCTTCTTAACTGACTCCAGGTCGAATACTTTAGAATCAGTAATAATCTTAATAAAGTCATTAGACTTCCAAGGAACTTGCTCAACTTCTCTTCCAACTACAAACCTAGGAGCGTTTGTCTTTATCTGCGTAAAGTCTAACTTTGGCTCTTTATCTTGATAATAAACCTTAGCATGTAGAAACCCCCTAGAACCTCCTGAGTCACCCCAGTTATGCTGATGGGTGGCACCCACATACCATCCGTTTAGGAACAGACGTTGATGCTCGTGAAAGTGCCCGAAGAAACAAGCAACAAACTTTTCCTTGGGAACATCAGAAACTGACACATCAGAGTCGTTAACCAATACATAGTCACTTCCAACCTTAGCCCCCTGCATACCTAAATGAGCAAATAGCACACATGGGGTATTACTTAAGTCTGCAAGGTCTCCAGCCTTCTGTAACATGACTCTAGCCTCTGTAAGGTTGTCAGTGTAAGGAACAAACACAAAAGATATTGTCTTTAAAGTAGTAATACTTGGTTTGTCGTACACATGAATATGATCACTTAGCTCTCCAAGACCCACCAGACTGTGTACATAACCCTTGCGATCCCCCATGTCGTGGTTTCCTGGTATCATATATAGCTGTATACCTTTTTCCACAAACTTATGTAATCTATTTACAACTACATGTCTTACATCAGTATTAACTGAAGTCCGTTTATGGAACAAGTCTCCACAGAATACAACAGTCTTTATTTTAGACTTAACTGCATATTCTAACATTTCATCAAGAACTTCAGCACTATCCGCTAATCTAGAGTTGTACAAACCACGCATACCCGGGATGGTAACTCTAGTAGCGGCATAGTTGAAGTTATGTGCATGAAAGTCACTAAAGATTAGAAACTCTTTTAATGGCTTAGACACCTTTAGGTAGCCTCCTCTTAGGAGCTATTTTAGCCTCAAAGTACTCAAGATAATACTCTGAAGGATGATAGTCCCCCATAAGTTCATCTAGCTTTATATGTGTATATTCATCTTCAGAAATCTCTACTGCCCCAATGGGAGTTTGCAGATAATATGGCATTTGTCTACTCCATAAGTATTACATTAGTCTTTATCTAATCCAAAGTGTTGTCTAACCACATGTTCTATCTTGGAAAGCTTATCAGTGTTCTGCTGAAACCACTCTAAGGCCCCGTCACGCCCTTGGCCTATGTTTTCCCCATCATAGGTATACCACGACCCATTTTTGTCTATAAGGTTTAGAGCAATAGCTGCATCTAGTATTTCCCCTTGTTTGTTGATTCCTTTTCCAAAGACAATATCAAACTCACATTCCTTAAATGGAGGAGCTACTTTGTTCTTAACAACTTTACAACGAGTACGGCCACCAAGTATTACGTCTCCCTTTTTGAGAGATCCAATCTTAGAGATTTCTACTCTTTGAGTAGCATAAAACTTCAAAGCCTGACCACCTGAAGTTGTCTCTTTATTGCCAAACATTACTCCAATATTCATACGAGTTTGATTAATGAAAACCAAAGTTGTCTTAGAGCTAGACACAGGTCCAGCTAGCTTTCTAAGAGCCTGACTCATCATACGGGCCTGAGCACCAACATGATAGTCTCCAACTTCCCCTTCAATCTCTTTTATAGGAGTTAGAGCTGAAACTGAGTCTATTACTATAATATCAAATGCATTAGATTCAATTAGTTCTCTAGTAATATTGAGGGCTTGTTCTCCGTTATCTGGTTGGGACAACACTAAGTCGTCCATATCCACTCCAAGGTTCTCAGCGTATGAAGGGTCTAGGGCATGTTCTGCATCTATGAAAGCAGCTAACCCTCCCGTCTTCTGAGCTTCGGCAATGGCGTGCAACGCTAAGGTTGTCTTCCCGGACGCGTTTTTCCCATAGGTTTCTACAATTCTGCCACGAGCCCAACCGCCAACCCCCAAGGCTACATCTAACCCAAGGGAACCAGAAGAAATAGTCTCTACGTCCAACCTAGGCATGTCAGAGTACACCCCTATGGTGCCTTTGCCGTGGTCTTTATTAAGCTTCTTGAGCAAGTCTGCTCGTACTTTTAACTTATCGTCTCTATCCATAGTTTCCTCCTAAAACAACACGGGGAGACCGCCAACTGTCTTAGCCCCAAGACAAAATGACGGCCTCCCCATGTCCCCTCATGCCACTTAAGCGTTAAGCTCTTGTCGCATTTGTTCTTCTAAGTCAGTGGAAGAAACTACTTTAGGCTTTTCCACTTGTTTTCCCGAAGGAAGAGAATGAGAAGACCCAAAAATAGTACCAGCCAACTCGGCTACATGGCTCTTACTAAGAAGATCCACCATAGCATCATACTCAAGCTGAAAACCAACTTGGTCCAAAGCTGGGAGTGACAAGTCACTAAACCCAACATCAGAAGCCTCTAGGCTTGGGTAAACCTCATACCTAGTCTTGCGTGGGTCCTTGTGGGGAATTCTCTTGATAGATAGGTCCCTACCAGTAGCCAGCTCAGTTATGTTCTTACCAGAGTTATGGATAATACCTAAGATTTGATCAAAGATTGTAGTAGGACAAGCATAGATCTGAATCTTAGGGTCCCCTACGTCAAAGGGACAGTCTTGATCAGGGCGGCTTTGTGTATACTCAGCTACGTCCTTGGCAGTGTACACAGGGTCCTTCTTTACTAGAACATTAAGAAGATATGTCTTCTTAGCTCTAATCTCTTTGGCTACCCTTTGTGCTTCTGTATTGGATTTATCTGCTCGTAGAACTTTAACCAACTCGCAGATAGGACATTCCCCCTCCAAACCTGGGGTTTCCTTTGGGCAGATAATGGGACCCTTTTGGTCGTCCGTGACGTTCCAATGCTGTGCAACTTCCCTCCAGAACTCACCATCTAAGCCATCTTTCCACTGAGGCATAACACGAATCTTGTTATCCCCATTCTCAGGTCTCCAGAACTTGGCTGAGGACCTGACTCCGCCTCCCCTAGCTAGTTGTTCTTCGGTTCGTTTCTTTTGTTCGCTTACTTTATCTAGAAATGACATGTTATTTACCTTTTATTACTTGTTGTTTTAGTTTGAGGTCCGACTGGCCCTCTGCCCGATATGTTGCTCCCATTTGGATTAGCATATCGCGACGATGAATCATAGCGTCCTTAGCAGCTCTAAGCAAGCCCGTATTGAGCTTAGAATCAAAATATTCATTTTGCTTATCAACATACTCTGGGAAAGTTATGACTGTATTCTCAACCATCTTTTCAGTTAGTTTAATCCCACTCATTTTGGAGTCCATGCGAGCTTTATGGTCAGCCCTGGCATATAAACGAGCTAGCTCTTCTTTCAGATGGAGCTCTGTATACAAAGCTAGCTCATATGCTGTAGCGTACCAAGCAAATAGCTCCGAATGTTCACAGAAACAAGTGTCAATATGTTTGGTTCTTAGATCCAAATGTTCATTAAGTTTATTTGGAAAAGTATTACTACCGATTTTAAACGCTTCAACTAGATTTAGTTCATCATCAATCATTGTATTATCCTTTGAGTTTTTGTTTATCTGCCCAACTAGAGGTAGAAAAAGCAAAGTCTACCTTCAATGGGACTAAGAAGTTAAAGTCTTCCATAACATCCCTTTTCTTATTTAGCAAGTGTAATTCATCTTTGTGAACGTAAGACTGAATCTCATCGTGCACAAGGTTTACAACATAAGATTGAGTATCTTTAAACACTTCTTCAGCCACCCGGACAGTTGCAAACTTAAACACGTCAGCTGCAGTAGACTGAATCACGAAGTTAGCAGCTTGCCGTTCGGCTTTTCCTGATAGCCAGTTAAAGTCTTCCCCCATTATCTTACGGGCATTTATAGAGGGCAAATGACGAATCCTACCAAAATAGTTTACTATCTGAGCGTCCTTTTTAACCTCACGCCTACACCTACTAATAAATCGTTTTACATACCTATACTTAGAAAAGTACTGATTGATGTAATCTTGGCAAGCGCCAATCCACTCACTCTCTAATGCATCTTTAAAACGTTCTGGTCTAGCTATTTGTTGAGACAAACCTGGAGCACCTACCCCGTAGATGATACCAAAGTTTATAGTTTTGGCTGTTGAACGAAAGCTATCAAACATATTAAAGTTTTCATGCTTCTCATTCTTTAATACTTCTACCATTTCATCATAGTGTAGATCAAACATTTCGCAAGCGGTACGAGTATGAATATCTTGATTACGAGCATAGGCATCCAACATAATTGGATCCTCTGAGTAATGAGCAGTAAGTCTTACCTCAATCTGAGAATAGTCTGCAAAGATATAGTAATACTCTTCTGGGCAAATAAAGGCTTTCCTAATACGAGTATCACCACGAGGTACATTTTGAACGTTCGGATTAGAGCAACTATTATGCACACATAATTCATTAGCAATAAAGTTATTATACTCTTCTACCTCTAAATCATATACTGGTAATGATATATTAAGAACTTCTATCGACTCCACTGTATGATTTGAACTTAAACCATAGAAATCTCTTAACTCTTTAAATCTATAATATCCTACCCCCAAACTTGAGTAAGATTCTGGTTGAGTTAACAAAAGAGCTTCTTTTACTCTTTTAGGAGAAATGTATCCTACTTTATCACTATAACGTTTTCTTATGTCCTTAAGATCTATATTATATAGATCATATTTTCTCATAAGAACTTCATAATCCATACCACTAAACTTCATTATCTCAGTAGGCTTACCATGGAACATGGCTGCCCAACGTAGTAAAGTACTTTTAGATATTGATTTCCAAGAATCATTCTCAGGTCCACTTCGGATTGACCTTCGTTGAGCTTCTATAGCTTCTTTAGTGTGTAATCTACTTCCTCTTTCCCTTAGTTCCTCTACATCTAGAATATCTGTATGGTGCTTAGAATGTTCTTGTTTTGACATACCTTCTAAGTTAGAGGGGTCATTATTTACTTTATTTCCATCTTTGTGGTGTATTACTTCACCAATAAGTCCAGTTTGATTAGCAACAAAGATATTCTCTCTAATATCAAAAGAATGCCTCCCATATAGATGAATATATCCAGTAGGTTTTACATTAACAGATAGGGACATTATTCTATCATTTTCATTCAAATCCTTTGCTTCAACCCAAGACCCATCGAACAACCTAACACGATGGTCTGGAGTTAGAGTAATACTCCCAGTATTCTTATTGCCCTGACCTTTCCAGTTAAGACGTATTACATTCTTCACGCCACGAGAGCCCGACCATAGAACCTTGCGTAAGTGCAACATACCATCTTCATCATAGCAATAAACCAAGTCTCCCTTTTTCACGTCCTCAATGTTCTTGCCGTTAGGAAACTGTACCCTATCACAAGGCATTTGTATCTTGGTTCCTGCTACTAAACACATTCTGCCTGTAGTAACATTCTGATTGAAGTTCATGTGAATACATGAACGTATATCTAAGTTGCCTTGTATACCCTTAACATATGTATTCAGGATCTTCTCTGTACCTCTAAGGTACAAAATATCCTTTACTACAGGATGATCCAAAGCTAGTTTATCTAATACTTTCTTATTAACTACATTCTTTCCAACCTTGGTCTTCTCGGTAAGAGTAATACCTTGCTTTTCAAATGCAGTAGAAAGTTGGTCAGCTGACTTTAAGTTGATATTACTACCTAGCTGTTGATAAATCATCAGCTTATATGCATCACACTCATTGGTAAGTTCTTGTTCCAGCCTGACAAGATACTGTGCATCTATTCGAGCACCAAGCTCCTCTGTATGAAAGAGAACCTTAGAAAGCTTTATCTCATTAGTATAAACTTTAACTAACTCTTCAGTTAAAAGTAACTCCTTCATGGTTTTGTCAAATACAGCTTGGGTAAGGAAAGTATCCATAGCTGCATATTCAGTCATCAAAGGTATGGGGACATACCCATAATGAATATCATCTTTCTTAGCCTCTCTGTAAGAATGACCTGATAGCTCGTTTTCTATAATCCATCTCTTTAAAGCTATTTTAGTTTTACCTTGATGAGCTATATCAAACTTTAGCTCATCAGCTCTAGCTAGTATTAGATGTTTATAATGGTCTCTTCTAGCCTTAGCTTCTTGAGAACGCCAGTCACTAACTTCCTTCTCTTTAACTACGGCTGCTTTACCAAAAAGACCCTTATGTCTTTTCTTCATATCATCAACCCAACCAGATGATATTACTTTGAGAGCTTTAGGGGCGTTCTCGTCATACAAGTGCCAAAGAATAACTGTATCATGAATAGGAGTTAGAATATCTATATTATCAGCTTTGTAGAAATGGGCATCAAACTTGAAATTATGCCAAGTAGTAAATACGTCTTTTCTAGCAAAGAACCTCTGAAGGTCTGGACGAATAACATCCATGTCCAACTGAGGAGGAGGTTCACCACCAGTAAAAGAAGCTATATGACGAACAGGAACGTAAAAATGGTCTTTGTCCCAACCAAAGGACATACCAATAATACGATCATTAGAGTAATACTCAAAGCCAGTGGTCTCAGTGTCGCACACTACTTTCTTCTTGGTCATTAGAAGACCAAAGAAAGTATCCCACTCCTGTTGGGTATTTACTATATACAAGTTAGAATCAGAAAGGCCCTTCTTCTTTGAAAAAGGAACTTGATTAATAACGTCATAGTCCCATCCCTCAAGCATCAGAACTCACTTCTTACCTAAATATTCATTCCTACGCTGGTAACCTGCTGCACCAAACCTATCAGCATTCTTTAAAACAGTCTGCCTAGTATGGTCTTCTGACCTCTTTTTAAGGATAGAGGCCCTTCCAGCTGCGTCTGCCATACTAAAAGTACCCAACGCTGGGGCTGAGATACCATTTAGGGATGTATTATGGGAGAGGCAATACACACAGTTTACTTCATCCTCTTTCCCCCTCTTATATAGCTCCTCAAAAACTTCACCACAACTATTACACACAAAATCTTTAACTATCCAACTCATATATTACACACCATATATACTTTTAACCATAGACACAACAGCCTGCATATCTTCAACAGTTTTTACTTTAAGCCTGTGTGTCAGGGGCCTACATTTAAATAAACTACCAGGAGGTATAAGTACAACATCATGGGTAAGACTAATAGCGGCAGCAAGGTGGCTAGGAACGTCCACACAAGCAGCCTTCTTACCAGCGTCAGTCCACACTCTAAAGACATGGTGCCCCTCTACCAAATAGCAATGATAACTTCTTGTAATAGCCCAATGTGGTTCCTTCCCAAAAGTACTTACAAACTTATCTGAAGAATCATATTTCCACCGTTTAGGTAACACAGTACCTGGCAGCTTAGCCGCACAGTAGGATGCAAGAGTATCACATAACCTTCCTTCGTTGATATGTCCCACTCTTTGGTACTTTGTTTCAATGAGATTATCGTCCTGTGCTTCCAATGCCTTTTTCTCCCCTTGTTGTTGTATAATCTAACTTATCTACTTCAACAACCCTAACTGGTAATACCTTTTGAATCAATAACTGAGCTATTCGGTCTCCTGTATTAACAGTGAATACATCATCAGAAGAGTTGTACAATATTACTTTTAAATCTCCCCTGTATCCTGCATCAATAATACCTGGAGAGTTATGAACAACTATACCGTTCTTAGCTACTAATCCTGACCTAGAACACACAAGCCCTACATATCCATCAGGAATAGCAATAGTAAATCCTGTATCTAAAGTTACAATTTCATTTGGGTATAGGTACACGTATCTCTCAACAGCATAAAGGTCAAAACCAGCATCGTCGTCATGCGCCTTGGCTGGTAATACTGCTTCTTGTTTTGTCCTACAAAACTGTACAATAATATCTTCCATAATATTCCTTTTAGTGTAACTGCCACGTTGAGAACTCTAAAGAGTTAACATCAAGTAAATGATTAGTCAACATATCTTTCAACAAAGCAGCACCTGGTTCCCAGCTAAGCGTATCTCCAGAGTCTCTGTCTTTCGGCCAAATAGTAAAGTCTGGGACTAGGACTTCTTTAAAATGAAGTTTCAATGATTCAATGGCTCTTATCATTTCTTTCTTGGAGTCTTTCTTATCCCAGAATAATACTATTGAAGTAATACCCCAGTCCTTTAGTAAAGAAACCTGATCATAAGAAATCTTCTTGCCAAAAGTGGCATACGCCCCAAACCCAACCCTACGAACTGCAAGAGCATCAAGAACCCCCTCTACCAACACAGCTAGGTGTCCCTTACAAGGGGCAAAGGGCCATAAGGTTCTATTAATCTCAGACTCAGGGGCATTAAAATATTTAGGCTCAGCCCCATCTATAGAACGAGCCAGCCAGGACACCAACTTATTACCTTTTCCATATACAGGAAAAACTATTCTGTGTCCTATGTTTCCCCTTAGTCTACTATTGGTATCGTACAGATATACACGCTCATCTGGTACACAATGAGTACTAATGTCCAATATTTCTTTATCTGTCAAACCTCTAGAAGAAAGGTAGTCCCAGAAGGGCTTTTGCTCTTCTGGTTTCTCAAGAGACAACTGCACAACACCCTCTGGTAGACTCTCTATAGTCTTAACAGTGCTTGGCTCTCCTGCTTCATCTTCCTCAACCTCTAGAACTCCTGCTGAGTCTACGATCTCCTCCCAGCTTTTAGCTACGTCAGCATATTCCCTAGCTAACCTAAGCATTGCCTGGGCACGAGTAATACCTTCTCCAACCGCTACAAAGTCGAACACATCATAGTTGCCGCTGTTAAAGTCACACTTGAAGCAGTTGAAGTACTTTTTATCATTGTTTACATAGCATTTAAACTTAGTGTCACCACATTTAGGACAGCATATCCTTATCTCTCCGTTAGTGGCATATTTAACAGGAAACGTAAGTTCTACAAAGGACTGAAAGTCAAACTCTGTACGAACCTTACGAAGGATTCTTAAACTATTAGACATTTACTTGCTATAGATACTAAGTAGAAAATAGTCAAGAAGTAATACTAGATAAAAGAGCATCCTCAAGAGAGACAGCTGGGGTATCAACTAAAACTTCTTTAGTTTCAGTTACTTCGGACTCTCTATAAAATGTCATATATGAGAAGTTAGTCTCAAGGGTAATAGTACCCATTTTACCGTTACGATTCTTAGACATAAGTATTCGCATTAGCTCGTCCTCCCGCTCCTCGCGAGTCTGAGCCATCCACATAACCATATCTGCATGATATTGCTTACCAATGTAGCCAGCCATACCAGCCTCGTCAGGTGTGTCTGCTACTAAGCCAGCTCTATTCAACTGAGTGGCGGTATATATGGCTGTATCAAACTCTGCAGCAAAACCAACAATGCCCTTGGTAATGGCATCAATCTCTGCGTGAACGTCACCATACGTTCTGTGTGGTTTCATTAGATCTAAATAATCAATAATGATTAGATCCGGCACTATTCCAGCTTGTGATAATCTTCTACAAAAGTCCTTAAGAGTGTTTATAGTGGCAGTGTCAGCTGGATAATGTTGTATTATTAAAGACTTACCAAAAGTATTCTTTAGTTTAGTAATATTCTCTACTACTTCCTCTTGAAAGTCATTTAGCTCCTGTGGCTTAACCACAGAGAACATAGAGTCCATGCGGTCAGCTATCTCATCAGATTGAAGCTCAAAGGTAAAGTATACTACTTTCTTATTGAGCATAAGAGCAGTTCTAGCTAACCACTGAAGGAATATAGACTTACCACGGCCAGTACCACCCACTATAAGACCCATCTGACCGTTCTTTATGCCCCCATATGTGAGAGCATCCAACTCTGGTATGCCAGTAGAAATCTTTCGTTTAACGCGACGATGGGCTCTATCATACACACGATCTTCTACCGTGCCTAAATAGTCGTACCCACTATCTCCAAAGTGAACACCTGAAGCAACTGCGTCTTGCATTAGGGAGACAATATCGTCCCAACTTTCACTCTTAGCTAGTTCAACTGTATCCACCAAAGCCTTTCTAACAGACTGAGTGCGGATAAAGGTATCCATCTTATCTTTAATATAGTCTTCTTCACTAGGTATTACTCTTTCCTGAATAATATCAAAAAGACTTACAAACTTAGTTAGTTCCTCTTTCTTTATGGCCTTTGCTCTTGCTGCAGCCAGCAACTCTTCCCTAAGAGTAATAGGGGTCAAGGGGTGCTTAGCTTCAGATATGGTCAGAAAGAACCATTGTAAAGCTTTATTATTGAAATGTTCTGGTGCTAGATGAGCAGCGGATATAGTGCAGAACTCCGGGTTCTGTAACATATAAGCTAAAACTTTAGCTTGATATTCTTCAGTTATAGCAAACTGGTCCCCTGAACTGGTCATCTATTTATAAGTCTTTGATATGTAGGGTCCAACTTAAGAAACTCATCTGGAAAGGAATATAGCCCAGTCAAAACAAACTTACTATAAAACTCTTCCCTGTTACATCCTTGCGCTTCCATAAGAGACTGCAACAGCTTCTCACTCGCACGAAAGATATCTGCTTTAGTTATTGGAGCTTTACGTCCATTACTCAAGACTCTTCCTTCCGTTGGTCCAGCAAACTCTATAGCACGGTCAACAGCAGAAGCGGTTGCTAGCTGCTCAATACTAGGAGCCTTACCATATGCCTTATCAAACCAAACAAACTGGGCTTTGATATATCTCTCGGCGTCGCATCCTGCCTTCTCTCTGGCTTCTTCTATACGAGTCCACATGGCAATACTACTTTTATTCATTTCTTGTTCTAATAAGTTAGCCTGACCCGTATAGGACTCCAATAATCTTTTATATACACTACGTATAAACACTACTGGAAGAGGCACTCCTATATTTGGGTCTTTACCAGATAAAAGGCACTTAACATAAGAAGTTCTATTTTGCATATGCCGTTCTCTGGCAACAGCAAAAGACTCACTCTTCTGTATTCTCTTTAGTTGATGTTTCCTCAGAATCTCTACTATGTCGTTGCTCATTTAGCTTCCTTGTTAATGAGGTCATATGCTTCTTTATACTGTTTAAACTGCTCTTCATCCCCACCCTGATCTGGGTGAGATAGTCTGGCGAGACCTCTCCACACAGAACGAACAACAGAAATAGGAGCAGTAGGTAAAAGATAAAGTCGTTCATATGCGTCTTTTAAAGAACTAGACTTAGAATAAGAAATAGACTTATTCTGGTTTACCGTCC